CCGTGCAGTTGAAGACGTTATAGTAATATTCGTTGACCACCGCGTTTGCCGTATATACGTGTGATTCTCTCTTGGTCGGTTCCATGCTTCCTCCAATCAAAAAGGGGACAGCGATTGAGCCGCCCCCTTTTTAATTCTCTTTATTGACTATTCGACCTTTACGTTAACGCTCCGCTATTGGTCGCCTGGAGATAGCGGGGTTTGAGCTGGGCTGTAACACCGATGTAAGCGTCCGCGCTGCCCGGGTCTGTGAATGTAAGGCCGACATATGGTTTATCGGCGGTCAATTCATCGGCATCCACTTCGATGATCACGATGGCGTTGTCAAAAGCGCCGTCATGGACGCAATCAAGGCTGGATACCGCGGCGCTTAAAGCGCCCAGGGTATCGGTGCCTGCGGCAGCCGTCAGACGGTATTTGAATGACAGTGCGGTGGGGGTGCCGCCGGCGTTATCGGCGCTGGCCGTAACCGTCAGCACGAAACCGTCAGTCGCGATTGCGCCGAAAAGCACCAGGAAGAGCACCCTTTCAAACTTGCTTAATTTCACATGCGGAGTGACGAAGGTCGCGGTTTTCTGGACCGGGGCCGTGATAGGAACGATATGTTTTTCCATCCCGTAATCTTTCATTTGTTCTTAAAACCTCCGATATTATTTTTTGGTTGTTGTTTCTGTTTTTTCTTTAAGGCTTTTAACGTTTAGGCGCGGGCTGCCAGGGCGACGAACGGATGAGGATAGAAGTTGCTATCCGTCCGCTTGTAGGGGGTAACCTTACTCTTGCGGATGGGCTGGCCGTTGACGCGGTAAGTGAAGCGGAAGACCGTCTGCGCCGTCAGGAATTCCACATGGACAGATTCCGCCACCTGCATGCCGCCCTTATCGATGAGCAGGTACTGGTTAAGATCAGCGAGGAAGATATCCCCCACGGCTCCGGCTTCGGAAGCTACTTCGACCGGGATGGCAGGGGCGCCTTTGATCGTGCCGTAATTACTGCCGGCTTTAGGTTCCTGGAACAGCGGGACTAAGGCGCCGCCGGTGCCGATGGGTAGAGACAGGGAGTTGAGCTGGTCTTCCAGTTCCTGGTTATAGAACCAGGCCAGGTTGCGGCCCTTTCTGCTCCTCCACATTTTTAAGATGTTCTGCGCATTAACGGATGCGGCTTTTTGTCCGGTTTCTTTGGCTACGCTGACATAGAAGTCGGTGTTGCTGAAAATACCGAGGGGCTTGCCGGTGCCGTCGCCGCGGACAACCGCATCCGAGACGACAAAGTCGAATTCCTTGGGGAACTCTTCTTTGATGATGCCGCCGAGCTGGGCGTAATCCGCCAGGTTTTCATCGGTTGCATAGCAGAGCCCCATTAGTTTCTGGAGCTTCAGGTCGATCTTGGCGAATTTGGGCTTGGAGCTGTTACCGCTCATGCTGGCGGCTTCCGCTTCCCAGTAAACCTGCAGGCCGCCCATGCGCGAACCGGTCGCCCGGCTCGTCTCGTCTATCATGTTCTGGGAGAAGCTGTTGGAGGGGCCGCTGATCCCGATTTTCCGGCAGCGGTTCAGGATTTCGCTGTTGTCGTAGGTATCTTTGATAAGTTCCGATGCAAAATCCTGCTGCACCGGGAAGCCACCTTCACTGGGGATGGTTTCATTCAAGCCGGTGGCGGCGCGCACTTCCATGAGCCGGGGATCAGTGCCGCGTCCCATGTAGTGGTTGGCCACGGCCTTTAGTTGTTCTCCCAGTCCGCGCAGCCCCACGCCGAAGGGCTTGGGTGTGGCGGCCCCGCCGTCTCTCAAGTCCTGTTTCTGCGGTTCATAAGTCCGCAGTTCTTCGTCGGAGATCTGGTTGACCTTGCAGTAGTTGTCCCGCTGCGTCAGGGCAGAGCGGATTTCAACATCGATAGCATCGATGCGTTTCTGCTCTTCAGGGGTGACAGCCCGTTTGCCATCGGCGTCGGCTTTGTTGAGGATGGCGTTACCCTCTTCTTTGAGGGTGGCCATTCTCTTGTTGTACTCGATTACCTTGAGCATGTCCTTCATGTTTTTTCTTTCCTCCGTAATTTTTAGTTTGGGTTGCCTATAACAAATTCAGCTTCATCCGCGCCAGGCTTATACCCGCCCCGTCACAGGCCGGTACCTCGTCCGGTTTAGAGTTGGCTTTGTTTCCCGTTATCATTTCTCCGGCACGCGCCAGCAGTTTTGTTTCTTTTTCAGTGAGTTCCATGCCGCGCTGGTTCTTGAATAAAGCCGCTCCCAGCGCGCCATAATCCAGCCCCGTTACCATCTCCATAGCGCGGGCCTTCACATCCGTCTGCGGATAAGCCGGGAATGTTACCGGCCCGATATCGTACATACTGGCTTTGCTGATGCGCCGTTCTACTTTGTGTTTCTTCTCATCCCACATCGCCATCAGCGCGTCGAGGAATTCTGCTTCTTCGCCGTCTACAAACCAGCGTTCGTCTTTGGCGTCCACGGAAAAGATGATGCTGCAGCCAGTGACATCCTTGCGTTCTACGCTGACCAGCAGATCACTGGCATAACTGGTTTCCGGCAGCAGGTCATCGAACTTGACGCCTTTTTTGTCTTCTTCCAGCGTCAGCGTGCCGGATTTGGTACGGCCGAGGATATAATGGGGATCGTGGTTCTGCAGAGAGCGGATATCGTCCTTCTGGATGGACTCGGTAAAACTCCCCTGCTCGAAGAGTTCCTTGAATCCTCCCAGGTCAACGCTCCACCGGTCATAGACCGCGCCGTGTCCGGTCAGGTGTTTTTCTTTTTCCGTGGTACCGGTCCGTACCTGTAGCGCGTCGATATCGAATGTACGGCAAGAACGTTCTCTTCCCAATACATCACCAGCCATCTGGGACTGTAACTCTTTGAATTCTTTCACTGCTGCCATATTGCCCTCCAAATACAGGTAATAAAAAAGCCCCGGACAGTGCCGAGGCTTATGCTTAATTTCCCGTGAAATATCTAGTGTTCTTGTATCTTCTTCTCTTCCCAGTTAAGGAGTACGTCCGCCAGTTTCTCCGGCTCCGTCTCCCCCAGCATCATCCTGGAGGACTTGACGTACTTTTGGGTAAACTCGTCTACCGCCCCGGCCTCATCGCCTATCCACCGCCGCGCTTCGCGTTTAATAAAATCCGGAAAGTCCCGGTAAAAGTCTTCCTTCCAGGTCTTGAATTGTTTAGCGTCATATTCTCCCGCGGCCCTGATCAGCCGGGTTTTTTCACGGTCCGCTATCCGCTTTACCGCTTCCCCCAGTCCGTCTCTGCTGCCGGAACCTGCCGGCTGCCGTTCCGTGTTCCTGCCTCCGGAGATCACTGCCGGATCATCAGCCATGGAAAGAGGTATCATATTGCGTTGGACAAAATGCTCATCCCCGTTAGGATCGTCAATCGGGTTCTGGTTTTCTTTCTCCCTGATATCGTTAGGGGAAAGAGCCCCCAGGTAGAACAATTCACGGTAGAAATTCGCCCGGGCTGTCGTATCTGCCCGCAGCAAAGCCTCTTCCAGAAATTCGTAAAAGAAGAATCTCCGGTCTGCAGGTAAAATGGTTTTCCTGTTTAATGCGCTCTCCCAGCGGCGGAACCAGATACCCATCGTATACTTGAGGAATTTGAGATCCTGGTATTCGATGTTGCTGTACGTGGCGTGAGACAGTTCCATCAGCATATCGGGAGAGACGTTGGTTATCCGGCTGATCTCCTGGATCTGGAACGTTCTGGTCTGCAGGAGCTGCGCCGTCTCCGGCGGTACCCCTACCTCCTGAAGTTCCACCCCTTCATCCAGGAACGCTACGCGGTTAACGTTGGATAGCCCGCCGAAGTCTTCCTGCCAGTGCCGGATATTTGCTTTCTTCGCTTCCCGGTCCATATGGAGTTTATGTTTCAGGACAACTCCCGGCCGGGACCCATTACCGAAAAACGTCGCTCCGTTCTTTTCCAGCGCCATTGTTAACCCTATTGACTCGCGGGATTTCTCGATGCCGTTGAAACCGGTGATGCCGTTAAAGCCGAACCCCGGTATATTGAGGATCCGGTAAGCCGGCAGGATGTGAGTGATGCCATCCGGAGTATTGATGCCGTAAACCAGTTCCGAGGTCTTGGGGTCGCGCATGGCCTCTACCCTGGAAGCTATCAAAGGCCATAAAGCCCTTATCACCCCGGCTTCCATATCCCACTCTATTTCGGCGTAAGCCGTTCCCCAGGGTATGGCCTGGCCCGTTAGCGCGGACTTGAACGCAACGGCGTCCATTTCTTTGTTAGGCTCTTCGTGCAGCAGCCAGTAGTTGTTTTCCTCCACGGCCTTTTCTTTGCCGGCGCGGGTACCGCCTGCGCGTTTGACGCGCTTGTAATAAGGAACCGGGACCTGCCCCGTTGTTTCAGATATCAAGCGGATGGCCGCCAGATAGGCAGTACAATTCAGGGCGGTTATTTCCGATACCTTGATACCGGTCGATGTAGTGGTACCCCAGCCCATCGTATCCATGTCACGGTCCAGGTCCGCCAGGGAATAACGCTTCTCCAGCGCATCAGTTATTTTACCCATTGCTCTTTCTCCTGGCCGCTTTTATCCGGGAGCCCCTCATACCCCACCACACCAAACACGCTCCCGCTAAAATAAATGCCGCCGGCCGGTAGATCTGCCAGGTTCCCCAAACAAACAAACCCGCTCCGGCCAGCACAAACAAATCATCGAAATCATAGCCGCCGAATATCCGCTTAAACGCTTCTTTGATCTTCATCCTATTTCAATCAACTCCTCGTTATAAGCGCTCTTCCCGCCCACATTGAGCGCCACCGCATCCAGCCGCGCCCGCCAGCTCAAGATCGCCGCCATGGTCAGGTCTATCTTGTTGGGGCTATCGCCCCGTTCTTTCTGAATCACCCACAGCTTCTTCCCCTGCTCGTCATGCCGGTTGAGCTCTTTCTTAAAGGCGTTCCCCAGGTGCCGCTCAAAAGCCTTGTTCCCGTCGTGGCTCAAGTCTTTGCTCTTGATCGCCGTATCGTAAGCCTCGATCGCGTAGCACATCTTGTTCCACTGGTTCGTGTACCACTCGATGACCTTTTCCTTGCCGTATTTCCCCGCCCACTCCGCCGTGTAAGAAAGCCAGTACTGCGGGTCCGCGTAAAGCCGCCAGACCTCGTATTTCTCAAAAGCCGCCTCCACTGCCGCCACTATCTCCGCCACCGGCGCCTGCCAGTCCTTCTTGCCGTAAGGGCATTCCCACAGCCCCAGTTTGAACTGGTAGCCGGTTTCTACTTCCGTCCCCACTAAAGCCACCGAATCGTGGAACATGGCGCCGTCGAAACCCAGGGTGATGAGTGCCTTGTCCGCGACCTTATAGTCTTTCTTTTCGAGGGGTTTCCACTCCTCGACGCTGAAGGCCTGCATGGATCCTTTCACCAGGCGGTTGCACCATACCCTGTCGAGGTACGCTTTATCTGCCCCGGGATCCAGGAAGAGGGAAACGATGCCGTCGATGTTACGCCACTTCATGGCCGGACCGGAGGCCTCGATGACCGCCGCCCGGATATCTTCTTCGGTGTCCAGCTTGTGGCTCTCATCCGCCTGCCGGTGGAAGTAGAAGAAGCGGGCATTCTTGATAAGGCCTTCCTTGATTTGCCGGGCGTATTCCATCGCCTGCTCGGCCACGGAATTCTTCCCCGGTTCCGGCGCCGTCGTTATCTCCAGCGCCCAGGGGTCGGCCTCTTTCAATTTTGCCAGGTTGGCCATCATCGTCTGATGCGCCTGGTGCTGCCGGTAACTCGTTAGGCGGTGCGTCTCGTCGAAGACTTCAAATGTGGTGCGGGCTCCGTCACGGGAGTCCGGGGAAGTTGCCAGACTTACTATCTTGCCGGCGCCGTCTTTCCTCATGATGCGCCCCAGCCCGATGTCGAAGTCCCTCCCCAGCGCGCATTCCTCCAGGATCCTTTTCACCGCGCCGTACAGCAGCTCGTCGCTCTGCTCTTCCGTGTAAGCCACCACCGGGATGTACGGATCCTTAACCGGACCGCCCAGGGGATGGCCCTTTTTATCAAAACCATAACAGCGTACCGGACCTTCCGGATGCGCCTCCACGATCACTACCCAGCCCCCGAACTCCGTCTTGGCCAGGCCCTTCGCTTCACTTAAGCTGCAGCGCTGAAAGCGCCGGCGGCCCTCGGCCGCGTGTCCCTTGGGGTAGACTTCATACATCCGCCAGATGAACGCCCGTTTATCTTCATCCAGTTTCGCCGGCTGCCCGTGCAGCGGCCCCGGCCCAAATACCAGGTTCTCCTCGATGAAGTCGCACACCTGCCCGCCCAGGCTCGGCCAGAACTTTCCCTTATCGTCCGGTACTGTCAAAACTACCATGTCATTGCGAGGAGTTCACGACGTGGCAATCAATGACCGTTCTTGCTAATCGTTATTCCTCTTCCCCTTTTAAAATCAAATGAATCTGGAATTAGTTCTTTGCCTCGATAACCGCCCTGGGATCAACACTATAATTTTTCACTGGCGCATTCCGCCGTTTCTGCCCTTTGTTCTTCATGTCGTCGGTTTTCTCAAATTGCCAGTCGAGACGGTTTCTGTCGATCGGCGTCAGTCCAAAGCACTGGCTCTGTAAACGTATCTCCACCGCCAGCGCGATAAGGTTTTCCTGGACAACCTTCTTTACCACCTTGCCCTTTTTATTTTTCCGGGTAACTACGTAGCCCCCGGCGGAAGCCCTCCAGTAACGGTCCGTTAAGTCCGCCAGCATGTACAGCCGGTGTATGTCAACCCCTATGTATTTTCCTTCCTTCGCCATCGGTGATTCCCAGACGGATTTCCACCAGGCTAAAGTTTCCGGCAACCATTTACGCCGGCGGGCAGGGAGGGGCGGCACGCCCTTGACCTCATCCGTTATCGCCATCTTTGCCGCGGACGCCTTCTTGTTCCGGCGCTGGCGCAACTTGGGATTCTTTGGTTTTGGTCCAGGAGGCATATTCTCAACTCCGTAAAGTTGTCTGTAAAATATCTTTGAAGCTAAACAGCAAAACTGCCAACGTCCCGAGGTTTTTTTCTTCTTTTTGTAATTCAGCAAAGCTAATTGTAAAATAGTTTTGAAGCTAAACTGTGAAACTGCCAACGTGCGCGGGGATTAGAGGTATTTTCCACCGGTTTTTTTCGTGTAGGCCTC